GCCCCAGTGCATCCCCCTGAACACCCAGCCCCGGCGGCTTCGCATTCCATCGCTCTCCCCGACCGGACACAAGGCCCGCGCCACATGACGAGGACCTGCTGGGGCAGCCGATGCCGGCGAGGTTGTTGGAGTAGGTGACTCGGGTGGCAACACGAGACCGAGACATCCGCCAGCAGCCTCACCAGCCAGATCGCCAAACACAGGAGCCGACATGGACATCACTTACAAAGCCTTGCCTTTCCCCCTACCTGACAGCGCACAGAAAACCCTGCGGCTGCTGGCCGCGAACGTGCAGGCTACCAAGAACAAGCAGCACGTATCCCACCAAGGCGTCGCGTACTTCGACGCGGAAGCCGAGCTGCAGCAGTACGAAATCACACTGCGCGAGACGATCGGGTGCGAAGTCACCCGCCCGGAAATTCGGCCGTGCTCTCCTGCCCAGTGATCGCCATGCTTACCCCGTCTCTCCAGCGCATCTCGACGGTCTGCAAAGAGATGGTAGCCCTCCAGAGCGACCTGATGTACTGCGAGGGCAGCGAAACCGTTTCCGTGTGCCGCCCGAAGGATGGCCTGTGGCTGGAAATCGAACAGGCCCCACGGGTCGGCCTGGACGAGCGCATCTCGATCTCCGAATACCGAGCGCGCGCGCGTCAAGTGTTCTACGCCGGAAGCGCCTGGGAAGCCATCACCACCATTACCCAACGACTCGAGCAGAGGAGAAGATGAACACCCACCAATCCAAAGTCAAGCACGTCGACGAAGCGATCCAGAAGCTCTGTCGCCAGGCGCGGTATCCGACCTCCAAAGCCTACCGCGCTGGCCTGCACTCCAGGTTCCTGCTGCGGATCACCGGATACCTGACGAGCAATCCCTACAAGCCAGGCCGGCCCAAGTTCGAAGCCTTCCGATTCGGATTCCATGAGGCCGGCACGACGGAGATTGCGCCATACCGCCCAACGCTCCGCCGCGCAGGGATCCGTAAGCCATGATCGCCTCACCACAATCCGTGCGTGTCAAAGCGGAGATCTCGGTCATCCACGTCGGCGTGGCGCAAGAACAGCGGTGCGTCTACGGGCTGCTCGGTCGGATATCCGACGAACCCTGCAGCATCCAGAGAAACAGCACGCTAGCCATGATGGATGCGCCAACGCTCCTGCCCTGCGGAGGCATGGAAGCCGCCGATTACCATGGGACAGACCCACACCTGCCACTGCGCGTGACCATGGAAACCAACGTGATTCGCGGCGAATCGCCATCCACTGTTTGCCATCCCACGTTCAAGGAGATCGCATGAAGCAGGTCTTGACTTTCCCGAATGGCCGGGCGTATGCTCCCGCTGTCGCTGCACATCAGCGACGCGGGTTTTGCAGCCCGGAATTCGTTGGCGGACGAACCGCCCCCAGTGCGGTATTTTTTCGTCCGTCGCATGGCAAGCCCTATGGGCGGGCCGTGTGGGAGGGCGCGAGCCCTGCCGGTGCCAACGACCGGTCTGCAAACCCGCACGGTTCCGCCCACCCGTTTTGCAGCGGGGAAGCGGATGACAAAACGCTTCGTTGGAGTCTTGCCATGACCAGCCCCGCTATCGGCGCGTCCGCGCCCACCGTTTTCAATTTCCAGTCCATCGATGTTCGCGCCTTCGCCGACGATGCCGGCGAACCGTGGTTTTGCGCTGCCGATGTGTGCGCCGTGCTCGGATATCGCAATCCACGCACGGCGATCGCCAATCATTGCCGCGATAAGGGTGTCCTGAAACGGGACACCCCTACCGACTCGGGCAGTCAGGAAATGACCTTCATCAACGAAGGCAACCTCTACCGCCTGATCGTCAAGTCCCGCAAGCCAGAGGCGCAAACCTTTGAGCAAGAGGTGATGGAAGTCATCCTGCCGGCCATCCGCAAGACCGGCCGCTACGAATCCGCCGCGCTACCGTCACCGGCCAACGCCCTGCCGCCCCCCGACCGCATCACGCCCAACCTGCGCCGCCGCATCAATCGCAAAGCGCACGCGCTGGCACTCGATCAGTACGACACCCTGCAGGACCTGCTCGAAGACCTGGTCACCAGCAACCTGCGCTGCAACGCCAGCGAATCCGACTGCGAAGACTACATCGAGCGCTTCGGATCGAACATGGGCGGCGTCACGCTGGTGAATACCTACGACCTGTACCAACTGGCCCGCCAGACCACGGGCCTGCTTGACAAAGCCGGCGAGGCGCTCGCGGTCGTCCACCGTCTGGAGACGCACACCGGGCTGCAGCTCTACCAACGGATCGACGTGGCCGGACTTCCAGACTCGCTTTGCAAGACGGTATTCGAGGCGGTCCGGAAGCACGAGAGCGAATCGAAAAGGAGCGCCGCATGACCGCCGAAACCCAGCCCGCACTGCCGTTCCCGATCGGCAGCAAGGTCCGCATCCTGGATACCCGTGAAATCGGAACCGTCATCGGGTATCCCCACGTCGGCCCGAACGGGAAGGAGCGCGTGCTGGTCGATCGCCCGTACGGGAACGCCGGCCAGGCCACGCGCAGACAGACCTTCGACGCCTCCGCACTGGAGTCCGCCGAATGACTACCGCACGCATCGTTCCCGAGGAAACCAGCGTTCTCGACGCGGCCACCGAAGCCCGGAACGCCGGGCACCACCTGCTGTGCAACGGCCGCCAGACCTGCATCAGCCCGGTACCGATACCTGGGTGGTGCAAGGTAAGCGTCCTGCTCAAGCCTCGTCGCCAATCGCCAAAGGAGCCAATCTCATGCGCCGCCTGATCGGTACCGCCATCCGATCCGCCTGTCGGGTCGCCCTGCTGATCGGTCTTGGCGTGCGGCGGCCTGCCGCCAGCATCCGGCAGCATGACTTACTTGCCGAGCGCGAGCGGATCGCCGACCAGGTGCGGCAATCCATCGAGCAGGCGCCCTCGCTGATCGGCGAACTGCACCGACTTGACAACGCGATCGCTCTGCAGCGTGCCGAGATGGATCACCTGGACGAAACTCGACACCGCCTGCGGACGCCGGCGCCCACCCAACCCATAGAGGACCTGTAATGACCACCAACGTGAAATCACCCAACACCAACAACGGCGCCCGCGCCAAGATTCTACGCGCCATCTACCAGCACGGCATGTTGCCCATCGTGGAAATCTCCGAGCAATGCGGCCTCACCGGCAAGCAAGCCCGAGACAACGTCTGCCAGGCACGTGTTGAAGGCCTGCTGTCGGCCGAACGCGACGACGTGACCGGCGGCTGCTCCTACAAGATCACGGCCGCCGGGAAAAAGTGGGTTGAGGAAAGGCCCAATTTCCTGAAAGGCGAGCACGACGTGGTTACCCCAACTGACACGAGATTTGTGTCCGTTGAACCGGCGGAAATTCTGGTGCTTTCCCCTCCAGTAGATCCCATCGAACTGAAGGCACCAACGCCGTTGACCATTCCAATCGACAAGGAGGAGACCACCAGCCTGCCAGAGGCCGCCGGCGCCAATACCCGCTACGCCGCCGTAGGCTTGGAAGGAGGCTTGCACGTCTGCAAAACGCTGGAGGAGGCCATTGCAGCCGCGAAAGAAATCTCGGAACACGATAGAGCGGAGAGCCCTGTCTACCGCCTGGTCAAGATCGGCGAGACTCGCACTACGATCGAATTCGTCGAGGATCCGGCATGAATCCCTTGTGCATCTACCACGGCGGATGCGCCGATGGATTCGCCGCCGCCTGGGTCGTCCGGAAAGCCTTCCTCGGGCAGGTCGATTTTCACGCCGGCGTTTATGGCGACCTGCCACCAGACGTCAAAGGCCGCGACGTCTTCATCGTCGATTTTTCCTACCCGCGGGGATACCTGCTGCGGATGATCGGCGAGGCCGAAAGCCTGACGATTCTCGACCACCACCAGAGCGCGCAAGCCGCGCTGGAGAATCTTCCCGGCGCCATTGTCCGCTTCTCCCTTGGCCTTTCGGGCGCCATGCTCGCCTGGAAGTATTTTTTCCACGACGCAACGCCACCCAGGCTACTGCAGCACATCCAGGACCGGGATCTGTGGCTGTTCCACCTCGACGCGACGCGCGAGATCATGGCCGGTCTGTTTTCCTACCCCTACGACTTCGCGCTGTACGACCAGTGGATGGACAGCGATCGCCTCGACGGCCTGGCCGCCGACGGCGCGGCGATCCTGCGCAAACAGCAGCAGGACCTCGACCAGCTGCTGCCGATCCTCACCCAACGCCTGCAGATCGGCGGCAAGACGGTCCCGGTGGCCAATCTCCCGCACATCCTGGCCAGTGACGCCGGCGCGCGCCTCGCGATTGGCCAGCCCTTTGCCGCCATTTACTGGGATAGCCCAAAGGGCCGCCATTTCAGTCTGCGCTCCACGTCTCCCGACGGTGACGATGTGGCGGCGATCGCGCAGACCTTGGGCGGAGGCGGTCACCGGCACGCGGGAGGATTCCTGATCCCCGGCGGCCTGTGGAACGAGGAGGGGCAATGAGATTTGCCTCCTCCTTCGGCGCCTACGAAATCGACTCGCTGCCGAGCCAGCCACAGGTCGCGCATTGTCACGGCCTGTTTGTCCATGTCGAACAGCGCGGGAAGGGTCTTGCTCACGCGCTCAAACGACACCAGGCCAACATGTTGTTCGAACTCGGCTACGACTATGCCACCTGCACCGTGTGCAGCACCAACACCGCTCAGAAGCAGGTGCTGCAAACCGCCGGCTGGCGGATGCTGAGCAGCTTTCGCAGCCGCAAGACCGGCGAGGCGGTTGAGCTGTGGGGATGGACGGTGCAGCGCGTTGAGGATCGCCCACCGACACCCAGCGGATAGAGCGATACGGACTTTCTTCTTCACCTGGCGGCAAAGATTGGGGCCCCCGAATGACAACGCATACGATTTCCAACACCCGCAGCGTTCCGGTCAGCAGCATCCGCCCGAGCCAAACGAACCCCCGCAAGCATTTCGACCCGGTGGCGTTGTGCGAGCTTTCGGACAGCATCAAGCAGCACGGCGTACTGCAGCCAATTCTGGTGCGACATGCAAGCATGTCGCCCGAGGAGGCGCGCCGGGCGGAATCTCCGAGTTACGAGATCGTCGCCGGAGAACGCCGCTGGCGCGCCGCCAAAGCTGCCGGCCTCGAATGGATCGACGTCAAGATTGCGGACCTCAGCGACCGCGAAGCCCTGGAACTGCAGATCATCGAAAACTTGCAGCGGGCCGATCTGCACCCGCTCGAAGAAGCTGATGGCTACCGCCAGATGATGCGCACACACGGATACTCCGCGGAGGAGGTGGCGGAAAAGATCGGCAAGAGCAAGGCCTACGTGTATGGCAGGCTCAAGCTCTCCGATCTTGGCAGCGATGCGCGCGACGCTTTCCTCTCCTGCCGAATCACTGCGTCGGTAGCGCTGCTGGTCGCCCGTGTGGCAACGCACCAGCTGCAGGCCAGACTGATTCACGAATTACTCCCACCGGGCCAGACGGAGGCGGAGTCGGTCACCGTGCGTCACGTGCAGTATCGTATCCGCACCGGCTACATGCTCGACCTGTACAAAGCTCCTTTCCCACCCGACGACCCGGCATTGCTACCGGCTGCCGGAAGCTGCTACGGCTGCCCAAAGCGCACAGGGAATCAGCCGGAGATTTTTGACGACCCATCGGAATCGGACATCTGCACGGACCTCGACTGCTTCGCGCTCAAGAAGAAAGCGCACCTGGAACGCCTGGCCGATGCGGGCCGCGCGAATGGGATGGAAGTGATTTACGGAGATGCCGCGAAGAAGATAGCGCCCAACGGTCCACGACATACCCTTGTCGGAGACGACTACGTCGATGTCGATAGCCGGATCTACGAAGGTGACCACATCGGCAAGACCTTCCGGGAAGCCCTTGGCGACCGGCTGCAAGTCACCCTTGTCGAGGACACGCGCAGCGGCAAGCTGGTGGAATCGATGCGCGGATACGCCCTGCGGGATGCCCTGGTCGCGGCCGGGGCCCTGCCGAGTCCGAACGTTTCCGAGAACCGGCAAAACGAGCGCTCCAAAATAGCCGAGAAGGTCGCCGAGGAGACCTGCTTCCGCAATCGGCTGTGGGCGAACGTCTTTCGCCGCGCCAACGACATCGCGCCCGAGACGCTGGCTTACTCGGCTTCCAGGATGGCGATCGACCGCCTCATCGTCGACACGATGTGGGGCAACCTGCCTTATCTAGCTCGCCTGCAAATGATCCAGGACGGCCCCGGCAAGTCGTATCAAGAGAAGTGCCACGCCATGTCCGAACGCATTGCAATAGCCCATCGGGCCGAACTGTTCCTGCTCTCGATCGAAATGGCGGTTTCCACTGATTTGCAGGTCGACGAATTCTCCGTCAATGCTCCACCCTTGGTGCTAACGCATATGGCCGAACACCTGGGCATCGTCCCATCCCACGTGCGCCGAGAGATTGCGGCAGAAAAGACGGGGCGACCGCTCGAAACGATATCGACGAAGGAGAAGCCAGCGACTTCGGCCCGCCAGGTGAAGTACCGCAGCCCGCTCGGAGAGTCCTGGACTGGACGAGGACGAATGCCCAACTGGGTCAAGGCGTGGATCGATCGTGGCAATACGCTCGAATCCATCGAGTCTGACGCCAGCACCGCGCCGGTGGCAGAACCAGTCACCGAAGCACTGCCCAATTTGGGCGAGGAAGGAGTGTAGCGATGGCCACGTATCGTCCTCGTCACATCTGGACAACCTCCGAGGAGGAGATTCTGAAGGCGCGTTATGCCACGGAAGACACCGCAGAAATCGCGAAGCAGATCGGCGTGACACCTGATCAGGCCTACATCAAAGCCAGCTCCCTCGGCATCCGCAAGACCAAGGAGTTCTTGCGCGCTGTTGGCCAGGCCATGGCGGCGAAAGCTCCGGAATCGGTGAAAAAGAATCGATTTCAGCCAGGCCACTCGACATGGAACAAGGGGAAGCCATTCGAGGCACGCGGGCGATCGGCGGAAACACAGTTCAAGTCCGGATCCAAGCCGCACAGCTACGCGCCGATCGGTAGCGAGCGGCTGAGCAAGGAAGGATACCTTCAGCGCAAACTTACCGATACCGGCTACGGTCCGGCCGACTGGGTCCCAGTGCACCACATCGTGTGGATGGAAGCCGGCAATCCGCGTCCGAAGAGGTCGGAGGCGCTCGTCTTCCGTGATCGGAACAAACGCAATTTTGCACTGGAGAATCTCGAACTGATCAGCCGCAAAGAGCTGATGGTCCGGAACTCTGTGCATCGGCACGGCCCAGAAATCCGCATGGCCTCGCAGCTACGAGGCGCCCTGAATCGTGTCATCAAACGAAGGATGGAAGCATGAGCAAGAAGAGTATCGACGATCTGCGGGCCGTGCTGTTTGCGGCGCTTGACGAAGCCAAAGACACAACCAAACCTCTTGACGTTTCTCGCATGCGCGCCATCAGTGAGATTGCGGGACGGATCACTGACACAGCCCGGGTCGAAGTCGAGTTTATGCGGACCACCGGAAAGAATTTCGGAAGTGGTTTCATTCGAATTCGAGACGAGCAAGACGACGGCAGTGAGCCCGCTAAAACAAACCAGATCGAGCAAGACGACGGCAGATTGCCCGCGAAAACAACCCCGATTGATACCGGAACGGGCGCGCAGAGCATCGTCAGTATGCCGGGCGGTCGGGTAATCACTCACAAGATGCGGTGAATATGCCTGGTCACAAGAATACTGCACAGCGGGTCAAACTTCAGGATCGCGCTGCCATCCTGTTCGCGATCGGCAAATTTGTCATGCTCCCGATCTACCTCGTTTCCAGCGACGGGAAAGAGCATCCGGATGCCGGGAGGATCGGCAAGATACTCTCCGCATCCAACGGCAAACTAGCCGTTGAGTTTTTCAATGATGAGCTGATCGGAAAGCTAACAGCGTGCATCCTTCCGACAAAGTATTGGCTGCCGGTACCGGAATTCTGTGTGGAGCCATACGAGCTAAGATCGAAAAAGAATGGCTGGCGCCTGTCGTCACGAGGATTAGGAGTCTTTGACGACATGAAGTGGCCGAAGAATGCCGCAACGGAAGGACAAACATGATCGGCCCAATTAAAACCGGCACCCTGGCGACCGCGCAAATCAGCGCCAGGATCCACAGCGGTTTGACGGTCAAGCTTGCAGACGGTCGACCTGGAAAGCTTGCGATCGTCGACGACGTCGGAGCCGTGGTCGACGCCTCTCCGGACGTGGCGCGCGAGGCGTGGCTGGTGGCCATCGCCAGCTACAAGAATTTCCTGATTGGTCAAGGACACCTGGTGGTGCTCTCCGGGCCGATCCCCGGCATTGCCAGCGAGTCACCGACGGCGGAATCCCGATAGTTCAATATCATTTGCAATCAGCGGTTTTTTCAATCGCTGAGCATTTAATATTGAACAGCTCCCAAATCGCAGGGTGCATTTCCCGGTCTCCATTTTCCCAATGCTGCCAGGTCCGCAATCTGCTATACACAAGATTTGCTGCGGCAGTTTGTGAAATATTTGCGGCGTTCCGAGCGATTCGTATTTGCTCAGGTTTCGGCGGATCAGGTATGTTCATTTTTCTTTTACCGACCGAATTACCGCCGGCAACTTCTCCTGATCTTCGACATTGACCGGGATAGGCGGTAGCCACTTCACACGACGCTCCTGTCTACCTGCTCCTGCAAGAAACGTGTGCCAGTGCGCTCTGCGGATGTGCGCACGCGGCCGCGCGTGTGTGCCTTCTCCATCGCCTTGCGATCGATCCTGCGATTTCCGCAGAGCGGCGCCAAGCCTGACGCCGACATCCCACACCGTCAGTTTGTCAGCTGGGAACAGCCGCCATCCCTGCTTCGTTCGCTTGGCCTTCGGGATGGTTGGCCTGGCGGTTCCGTCGCCGATCTCAGCATCGTCGGCGCAAAGATAAAGCAGGACGGATACCAGCGGCTCTGCGGTTTCCAGAACGTCGCGGTTGATCCCGGCCGGCAGTGTCGTGCCGGCGGCCACGGCATGGACTCGCGAGACGTCCAGTGCTCGCGCCACTGCTTCGCCGAGCGGCCATGATCCGAGGTGGATTGGAATCGGCACCAGGCTGTCCTCTGCGTCGACCAGCAGCCGCAGCTCCTCGCGGCCGGTGTTGGCATCGCACTCCAGGTGCGCGAAAAATCCGTGCATGGACTGGCTTCCCCACTGCCGCCCTGGTGTCTCGACGTACACGCACCACTCCGGCAGGCGATGCAGCACATCGCACGGAAGATCGCCGGTCAGCGGCGTGTCGAGCAGGCTAGACAGCAGGTCTGCATCAAACCGGTAGACGCCCTGCGTCGGACGCCATGCGGCGATGGCAGACAGGCGAGCGACGTCGCCGATGAGGTGAGGCGGTACCCGGTTAGCCCCCCCTCCGGAGACAATCGCGTAGGACCCGGCCATCGGGCAGTAGCACCACTCCGGCCAGTCCGGAAGTCCATCACGCCCGCGATCTTGTCGGAACGCATCGTACTGGCGCCACGCGCCGGGGTAGAGCTTCCCGGCGGTGACCAGGTGGTGTTTGGGGCGCGGGAGATCCATCATGCTTGCGGCCAGCAGTTGGCGCACAGATGCAGTGGCATGTAAATCGGTTCGCGTCCGCACTGGCAAGGCTCCCAAAGCTGGCCTTGTTTCTGCGGGGCGCGATTCACTGCAGCCGGCCGCGTCGTCTTGATGGCTTCCTCTGCATCGAGCGTGAGCAGCCTGCTGTGCGAGAGCGACATGAGGACAATGTATTCCGGGGCGTACTCCGGGAAGCTGAAATCCCCGTACCTCACGCCGTAGCTTTGGCAGTCTGCATCGGACAGAGGACTGACGCCCATCGCCGCGCAGGCGTCCTCATATCCGCTGCGGGATAGCGGCTCTTGGTACTGAGCCAGTCCAGCGCATCGCTCGCTGGCCGTCGCATACGCAGCGTCGAGGCCGCGCAGTGAGGATAGCGCTTGATCGAGCATTTGCTTGGCCTCGTCTACCATTTGCGCCTCGGATGCTCTCGGGGTGGGCGCGAACGGGATTTGCAGTGTCCGCGATCGGCCGTCTTCCCCTCGCTCCCCAACAGCGACGACCGACGACGTACTGTTCCAGCCGCCATCTCCTTGCGTGGGGTATCCTGCTCCGATGTTGATCGTGATGTGTGGGCAGTCGCGTGTACTGCGCTGTCCGTCTGTAGCCTCGGCATAGGTGCCGACACGACGGATTACGACGGGAACTCCATTGTGCTCGAAGCACTCAATGGCGTTGGCTGCGTGATAGTCCTGTACGATTGTCCAGTGGCTCATAACGATCTCCTTCCGAGATTTACCGGGTTCCGCCGGCTCGGGAGATTGATTCCTACAATCAAATTATACGCCCAATGGGCGCAATTGCAATAGTATATTTACAGACTAATTCGGGCATCCTAACGACACTATACCTATACTTTTCGGACTCGACATGACAAACTGCCTGAATGGACAATCCGAAAGTATACAGCTATCTCCGATTCTCCGACCCGAAGCAGGCGGCTAGCAGTTCGGCCGATCGCCAGACAGCTTACGCGCAGCGCTGGGCGGCGGACCGCGGAATGGTGCTCGATGAGGCGCTTTCGTTGCGCGACGAGGGGCTATCCGCCTACCACCAGCGGCACATCACCCAGGGCGCACTGGGCGCTTTCCTGCGCGCTGTCGACGCCAAGCTGATCGCTCCCGGATCGGTGCTGGTCGTCGAAGGGCTTGACCGGCTGTCGCGCGCAGAGCCGGTGCTGGCCCAGGCGCAACTGGCGCAGGTCATCAACGCCGGCATCACGGTGGTCACCGCCAGCGACGGCCGGGAGTACAACCGCGCGAGCCTCAAGGCGCAGCCCATGGACCTAGTGTATTCGCTGCTGGTGATGATTCGCGCGCACGAAGAGTCGGACACCAAGAGCAAGCGCGTGCGGGCGGCGATCCGGCGGCAGTGCCTGGCTTGGCAGGCGGGCACCTTTCGCGGTGTGATTCGCAATGGAAAGGATCCGAAGTGGGTGCGATGGACGGGGACCGGATTCGAACTGATTCCGGAGCGTGCCGAACCGATGCGCGCGGCGATCGCACTGTTTCTCGCCGGCCATGGCGGCTATCGCGTCATGCGCGCGCTGCGCGAACAGGGATACCAGGCGGACCAAGTGCCGACGACGTCTGGGACGCTGTACAAGGCGCTCAAGCGGCCGGACTTGATAGGCACCAAGACGCTCTCGATCGATGGCGAGGAATGGGCACTGGACGGCTACTACCCTGCCCTGCTCAGCCCAGCCGAGTATCAGCAGTTGCAGGCGGCCAATTTGGGCAGAGTCAAGCGCAAGGGCAAGGGCGAGTATCCCGGCCTGATCACCGGGCTAGGCCTCTTGCACTGCGGATACTGCGGCGCGGCCGTCGTGGGACAGACGCTTCTCGGCAGGAATAGGAAAGCGGACGGGACGCCACAGGACGGGCATCGGCGTCTTCTCTGTAGCGGCACCAGGACGAGGATCGGCTGCGAAGTGGGCGGAAGCGTGTCGGTCGCCCCGATCGAGAGAGCCCTCCTAGCTTTCTGCAGCGACCAACTAAATCTTTCTTCGCTGCAGGGATCCGGCGATCATCTAGCCGCGGGTCGGGCGGCGATCGCGGCAGCGCGGCAACGTGGCAGTGATCTTGGCGACCAGTTGGAGCGCGTGACGGCCGCACTGATCGCCGGCGATGGCGGCGCCACGCCGATTTCTTTTGTCCGCGCGGCGCGCGACCTCGAAGCCCAGATCGTGGCCACACAAAAGGAGGAATCGCTTGCCGAAGCGGACCTGGCGCGCAGAAGTCGGCGCGATCTGCCGGCGATCGCCGAACAATGGCGACACCTGGTCACTGGCGCCATGGCGCTCGACTACGACGCGAGGATGCAGATACGCGATCTCGTGGCGGAGACGTTTTCACGCATCGTGATCTATCACTACGGTATCACGATCGAGGCGGGCAGCCGGCATATCGACCTGGTGCTGATGGCCAAGGGGGGCACGCCGAGAATGCTGCGGATTGACCGCAAGACCGGGGCGTGGATGGCGCAGGAGTACGGAGCGGGGTAATCAGTCTTTTTTCATTATGCCGTATCGGTCGGCGGATGGGATAGGTCCTGCGGTCGGCACTCGTAGTGCTTCTGCCGTCTTCGATCCGCCCGCTTGTCCTTCCTCCGCAGCTGATCGAGAACCAACAAGGCGGCAAAACCGGCCATTTGCACTAGGGCGGACCAGCTTGGCTCATGGCCGGAGAGCAGGTGATACAGGCGCAACGCGCTGCCGATCGCGATCGCGTGAAACGCCATGCGGACGAATAGAGGAGCGCAGGGGCTCATCCGGTTGAGCGTCGGCTCGGCCAGCATCAGGATGGTCAGGGCTTCGGCGATGCCGACGAGCTGATAAACGGTCATGGCGCGACCTCGTCAGTTTTCTTCTTGGCCAGCCGCAACAAGAATGGCCCGAGAATGCGGTGCGAGAGGAAGCCGAATCCTACGGCGACCGGGTACTGTACTCGATCCAGAAGCACTTCGGATGAGCTGCGCAGGATTGTGTTGTCGAGGATACACATCGCCGCCGGCGTTCCGTAGCCGGCCAGGATCGATGCGGTGATAGACAGCGTGATGCGGCGCAGTAGGGGCATTGGTTCGGCGTAGGACAATGCCCAGAAGGCGCCCCACAGTCCGGCCAGCATCAGTTCAGGCCGTAGGCCAATGGCCAGGCCGAAAATCGTTATCCCGGATGCGGAAAGGATGATCCATGCCGCGCTGGTCGTGGTCGGTTCAGCCAATTTGATCTCCGGTCATACGTCGGCAGTGACGCGCACAATGTTGGTTCCATCGGCGTAGAGGATCGCTCGCTTGCCATTGGCGACCGTGATGCCGGTTCCGCTGGGGCCGATGAATTGCAGGCTCTGCGCGCCTGTGGTGCCGTTGTAGACGGTCCATTGCTGCGCCGCCAGGGGCACGACGACATTGCGTGTGGTGGTGAGCGACACGGAACTGGTGACCGACAGGATGGCGGCAACGGCCTGCGCCTGGCTAAGGGTGATATTGGCGTCGGATCCCATGACGATCGCGGATCGCTGCGCCACCCCGGCCGGCCGCACCCAAGCGCGATTGTCGGTATAGCTGGTGACTGACGATGCCCCGGTGACGGCGGTGTACAGCGGGATGCTTCCGGGGGTAAAGCCGGTGGTGTTTTTCGAGACTACGCCGGCGCGCGTGGCCTCAATGTAGTTGGTGGCCGATGCCGACAGAGCGATCGCGGCGGCATTGTTTGCGATCGCGGTGAGCACCCCATCGACCAGCATCGTGCCGCCGTAGAAAAACCAGTTGAGACCAGAGCACAACGCGCCACGGCGCGCGAACAGCATCGATGGGCTGGCGGCGTTGAATAGGTCGTTTGCGGTGACTTCTTTCGACGGCTGCGATTGCACGATGACGTCTAGCAGGCTGGTGGACCCGGACATTTGGCTACCTCGTGATGGATTGCGTGAGCGGGTATCCCCGGCCAATGATGGCCGAGATTTGATAAATCTTGAGGTACAGCGTCGCCTGTGTGCTGCCAAAATCGGCTGTCTGGTCCGCAGCGGTGTAGGCTGCGGAAGGCTCGGTTGTGCTGATGGTGCGCTTGACGGTGGCGTATGTGCCATCGGTATAGATGTCGATCTGGTATGCCTCGCTGGCCTCACCCAGTGCAGCGTCGACGTTATCCCTCCACTCTCCTCCGTCACGCGTGCGGCGAATCCAGGTCAATACCCAGTCGTTTGAGGAGTCGCGGTTTCCGGTCAGGTAAATCGGTGACAGCGGCCTGAGATTGACACCCTGGTACGAAAATGCACGGTCGCTGTCGGTGCTGATATCGCGATCGACGGTTATTCCCCGGTAGAGATACGAGAGACCGATCGTGCCGTATCCCATCTCGATGAGTGCGACGTCGAGCGTATCAAGCAAGACGATCGAGTCACCTGCCACATGCGCCGCCATGTATTGCTCAGTCCCGACGCGACCGCGCAGGAAATTGGACAGCGTGTAACTTGACCCGCTGACAAAAGTCGCCGTCATCGCAGCGACAATTTCCCATCTTCCGGATGCTCCATAAGCGAAGTAGTTGGCGCCACCGAACATCGCGAGCTGGGTGACGCTGTATAGCGAGCCCTGCGACAGCGTAACAGACAGCTGGCTGGAATTGTCCATGATGCCGGTATCGACGGCGCCGATAGCGTTGGTCGCGGTGCCAATCGTGCAGCCTGGGGCGCCGAAATCGTGCAGGTCATTCCATGTGCCGCCTGAATCGGTCGATTGCATCAGTGCGCCACCGCGCCAGCCTGTGAGCGCGCCGGTCATTGCTGCCAGGAAGCAGGGAGTGTTCTGCGCACTGCTGACCTCTGGAATATCCAGCAGGACATAGACGGATGCCCCAACAGGGGTCAGAGTGACCGGACCAGTGACCGCTGGCGAAGCTCCTACGGCGGTCGGCGTGTAGATCGCCGCGCTGGCATACTTGGCCTTGCCCTCGACTCGCCCGTCGCTGGTCAGCGTCACACCCACCAGGCGCAGAGAGACATTGCCCTCGGGCGTGACAAGCGTCACCACATCGCCAGGCTCGAGCTGCAGATAGGTCGGCGGAAGGATGATCGCCACGTCGTAGCGTTCCAGCCAGTAGAGATAGAGCAGCACCTCGGCCTTGCCGGCTGCCTCGGTTGCCGTCAGAACAATTGGCAAGTCGAGAAGTTGCGCGTTGATCGCCGCCGTGTTCAGCCGCTCCGCGTACTGCGAGCCTGTGTTGTACTCCCGATCGTAGTCCAGGTGCTGCACGGTAACCCGGCTCGGCATCTGGCTGTCCATCTCCCGGCTGGTCGTGATCTGCACGCCGGGAGAATCGCCGGGGCCACGTGCATCGAGGTCCGCGGCCGGAATCGTGACGACGGACACGCCGCCACGGGCCACAAACTGAATCTTGTAGCCGTGCTGGCGAACATCGAACGGCCATGCCGCCTGTAGCGGTTTGAGCGCCGAGCGGATGGCGCCGACGCTGCCTATTCGGTATCCCCGAACCGATTGCGTCAGCGCAGTCACGTCGATATCGCCGCTGGTCAGCAGGCCAGATTGCACGCACTCCGAAGAAATGATGCTCGACAGCGTAACCGCAACCCCAGATGCGGAAATGACGATTTTTGCGGCAGTCGACGATCCAGACAAGACCGCCAGGAAGCCGCTTTGGAAAACACATAATCCATCCCACTCGCCATAAGCGGGCATGTTGAAGGTTTGCCAGGTGATGCAGTCGGCCGAAAACAGCGCCTGGGTGGCAAAACCTACAAACAGGAAGTATCCGCCATAGGCAGCGACCTCATAATACGAGTAGGCATTCGGAAACGTTCTGGTCGTCCAACTGATGCCATCCGGAGAGGTATTGCAAACAGTGTTTCCAACTGCGCAGAAAATCGTCCCGTTCCAGATGATCTTCTTCCAGGTCGCGCTGTTCGCCATCGTGTGCTCTGTCCACGATAGACCGTCTGTTGACGTGGCACAGATGTTTGTACCTTGAGCAACCGCACAAAAAAAGGTCCCGTTGTGACACACACTCGACCAGGTTCGACTATTTGGAAGTGTTCCAGATGTCCACACCGTGCCATTCGACGATGTGCAACACACGGTCCCTGATGATGGCAACATCGTGAATTTTCCGCCACCATACGCAGCGCACTTGTACGATGATCCAGAAAACGGCACTCCACCAAGAACTGAAAACGTCAGGCCGTCGTCGGTCGATAGCTGGCACGAGTTGAACGAAGACACCATGAGAAACATGCCTCCGCCGTAGCAGATATCGTAATACGTAGAGCTGCTCACGCTGCGCGCAGTCCATGTATCGCCATCTGCGCTGGTAACGTACTGGCTGCTCGTATAGGCCGTGACGATGGAAACAGCTTTTGTTGGTGAACAGGCAATGGCGCCCCAGGAATCAGATAGTGGCAATGTTCTCGCCGAAGCAGACGCAGCCAGTGTGCCGGCGGTGAATACTTCCGCCCGCACCTGCGCTCCCATCAGGCTGTTGCCGTACTTCTCCAACGGCAGGTCCTCAAAGACCAGATACGCCAATCCACGCCAGGCTGGCGTATTTCCTGCTCCAAGTGTCGCCTGCATCCTGGCGTCTGCGCTCTGAATATCGGTACCGGTGTACAGCGTCCATCCATCCGCAGACTGGTTGCTGGCGACGATGGTGTCCGGGTCCGTCGAGCCCGCATCGTAGATCAGATCAGCACCCACCCACAGGCGACGAATGCCGACGATTGGCCCCTTGCACAGGCCGACGGCGAAGGTTGCCGAGTAGGTATAGTTGCGTGTGGTCGTCTTGCTGCCGCCACCTTTGCCGCCGCTCTTCTTCTTGGTGATGGTTTCCTTGATCGTGTTGTTTTCGAGCCACAGGACGTTGCCGTTTACCGTTACCGTGCCGTACACACGCGGGATGACGGCTCCGTACGTGCTGGTCTGCACGGTGAGGTCGTTGAGGCGAGGTCCGTTCACGGTCGGGCCCTTGGGCGGATCGAGGTATCCGCCGACCATCATCCCAAGCTGCGCACCGTACAGCGCACCGGTCGGCCCTCCGAGGAAGAATCCGGCGATTCCACCTACCAGTCCGCCAACGGCACCACCGGCGGTGCTCATTCGACCCCCCGGAATCGATAGACTCGCACGATACGCGCGGCCCACATACTAGACAGCCGGTGCTCGCAGCACTGGCCGACCGATTCGTAGGCATGGATGATCGTGTCACCGGCACAGATCGCCAGGTGCTGCGGATCACTAGCAAAACGCATCAGCAGCAGGTCGCCGGACTTGCGGTCACCAAGCGCGACCCGTTCCAGGCACGGCTGCGAATCGAGCGACCTTTCTAGATGGCCATTGGCCGGCGTGCGCCCATAACCGGAAACGTCGAGATGCGCGACGCCGATCTGGCGAGCCACGTGGATCGCTACCCCGGCGCAGTCCAGACCAAAACCGATCAGCCGGCCCTGATGTCGGAAAGGAGTACCGATGCACTGCCGAGCGGCGGAGAGAATGTCGTCAATAGTCATGCGCTCCACCCTGTTAGACGAGAGAATGTGTAGACAGGCTGCTGCAATCGGTCGTCAGTCACTATCCGCCAGTCGGCAGGCTCAGTGCATGCGTCGAGCAATGCAAGGCGATGCTTCGCGCGCTCTACCTGGCCGGCCAGCAGACGGACCACGGTACGCCACCGCGTTCGATCGCCGGAAATCCGGCGCTGCAAAGCCAGTCCGGAGTATTCTTCGTCGCTCATCCTCCACCCTGCCCGATGTGCGCATACGTGCTGCCAGCGGGGATCCATAGGAAGCCGCCGAAGTTCGCCACGTTCGAGAACGTCGTCGTTCCGTTCCATCTGGCCTGGCAGTCCGATAGTCGCTTCCTGCATCCGCGCACCATGGTGTACGCGTCTCCGATGGCCGGCAGGTAGTAGAAAGGCTCGAACGTCGTCACGGTGCCGTTGACATCGTACTGCTTGATCTCCAGCGGCTTCAGGCCGCCGTTGGCCCCGGACGTGAAGGCGATGGTTCCAGCGCCGAACGTGTCATTGGCTTCGGACCGCGCGGCATCGCGAAACACAGACGAGCTGGTGACGCTGGTGAGCGTGCCGGTGATGGTATTAGCGGCGAGAGATACCATGCAGCCGGCGTACTCAGTGCCGCAGAACGTCTTCGGGCACTGCGCGCCGTAGGTCTCGCCGACGGTCTGATTGAGCGCGTCGATGAGCGACACACCGCCGATCTGGAACCGGTCATCGAGCAGCGTCGCCTTGCCGAAGATGCCGGCGACGATTGGCTCCTGATCCTCTACGGGCGCCGCCCAGGACGTGGCGAAGACGTAGCAGCGCGCGCCATCGAACAAGCCGCTGCCGACGGCCGCGCGGCTGACCCCGGAAGCTCCGGCAATGCCTTCCGTGTCGATGGATGCCGGGGAAAATCCATCGGTCCCGGCGTACCCGGTGAATTGGTAGCCTGCCGTCGACAGATAGGTGTGTCCGCCGATCACCAGGTTATGCGGGTAGTCGGTCAGGTAGATCGGCGATCCGGACACCGGCACGATGCGCAGGCACATTACCCGGTAGCGATAGTCGGCGACGGTGGTTTTCATGGCTGCAGCAATTCGACCACGTCGATCGATCCGCAGTCGCGAATGTCTCGAGAGAGTGACGACACATTCATCGCCGAGTCGAAGCGGGCCGGGATATCGAATTCAAAGCCGGCCGTGATCGTGTCGCCGCTCAACGGTGCCGGCGTGATCGTGATCAGTCCGGTGGCGGTGTCGACGCTGATTCCCGAGGCAATGGTGACGCCATTCTTCGCCGCGATGAGCGTTCCAGCAACCGGCTTGTAGATGGTGCGTGCAGGCCGGCCGATGCCCAGCGGAGTCGCTCCCGCACCGTATTCCTTGCGTAGCTGGTAGACGCCGGCGGAAAGGCGCGTCAGCGTCTGATCGAGCGTGGTGATGGCGCCTCGCCCGCTGGCGCTGGTGTTGAAATCATCGACATCGCGGACTCGGAAGCCGGCGAAGCTGCCATAGGCCCGGTGATAGAGCGCCAGCACGCGAGCGGCTAGGTCATCGCGCAAGAGGGTAAAGTTGATGGTCCAGCGGCGCATCGGATATTGGTGCACGAGTTTGCGGTACTCGGCGCCACCAGCCGTCCGGGTGATGGTCACCGCGTAGTCGTCAGAATGACTCGCGCCCATGCGAATGTCGATCGGCAGGCGCTCTTCGAGGAACTCGGCCATCAGGCGTACCTCCTGGCGGAGGATAGAACGCCAAGGATCTCTCTGGCGGCGGCTCCACCGGCGCGGCGAACTTCCGATGCGTTCGATCCAGCACCCATACTGATATTGACGACTACCGAATGGCCGCCCCCTCGCACCCCAAGCTTTCCATTTCCGTCTCTCGACAAAGGGAGAATGGCCTCCGGGCCGGACTCGCCCATTAGCCCGATGCCTCGTGCAAACGGGAAAATCGTCGGCCTTGACACGATGCTTCCGGAATATGCAGACAAGCCACGAGAATCAAATACGTTTCCATCGGCGCTTGGAGAAATGATACCTTTTAGCCAATCCAGGCCTTTTCCAACGAGCCCACCGAGGCCGCCCTTGCCATCTCCGAACAGTTTCTTCTCTAGGTCTGCCGACACCGCGTTGGCTATCATCTTGCGCACCGTCATGCCGAATGATTCAAGCATGCTCTTGGTGCCTTTATCGAATGGATCGAATAGGAATTCTGCAAAGGCTGTTTGCATGTTCTTTGCCGCCGACTTGGCAAAGACGTCGATCCCGTCCACGGCCGTCTTCGCATTATCCTCAAGAACTTGCATTTGCTCGCCGGCCTGCTGCGCGGCGCGACCGAATGTTTCCATGCTGATCGCCCCTGCATCCATCAAGGTCATGAGGCGCAAAATCTCCGCGTCTAGCGCTTCGATCGGGGTGCGGACAGACTCGAACACCCGCGCGCCATCGGCGAACACCTCAAGCCGCTTTCTCTGCGCATCCAGCTCTTCCTGCACCGCGGCCGTGTTGGCCTTGATGCCGTCGAGAGTCGCCGCATAGCCGCGAGCAATTTCGAGATTCGCCGCGGTCGCCGTCTTGTATTTTCCATCTTGAATGTCGAGATTCAGACGCTCGAGGACGGTCAATTCCTGCGTGTTCCTGATCTGGTCGCGCAGGCTTGCGACGAGCCGCGCGCCGTCGTCAACGGACTTTGAGGATCCCCCGCTGCTACGCCCGCCACCGCCCGCCCCGGCAGGGCCGATAAACTTGTTGATCGCAGCAGTTGCAGGCGCGGCTTGCTTGTCCGTAGTGGTCGCGCGCCCGCGCCCCTCGTTGCTGTAGTCGCTGAATTTTTGCCCGGCGGTCATAATTGACTTTTCCCAGGCGTCGAACGACTTCCGGCCTTTATCGAGGTCTTCCGAGAATGCCTCGCGAATGCCGGAGAATGCGGAGAAATCGAGTGTAGCCAAAGCCCTTATTTGCGCCGCTGTTCCGGCAATCGTAATGCCGAGCGTCTGCATTTCGTAATTGACATTGCCGCCGACAACGATTATCGCGCGCATGGTCTCGGCCAGCGGGGAAAACTCCTGGCTTGCCCTTTTGGCCTCCCTTGCGCTGTCGGACAACGCCGGCACCATAGCATCCAAGATCGGCACGAGGCTATTGCCGCGGCGATTCCGATCGCCGAGATAGACGACTTCAGCAGGTCCAGCTTGTCGTTCAGATCCGCGGCGGCGCGCGCCGATTCTTCGGTTACGCCAGACGTTTCCTGAAACTTTCCTACCAGCGACCCGAGCGCCTCGCCTCCGTCGGACAGCAGCGGGGCCAGGCTTGACCACGACTTGCCAACTGCCTCGGCCGCCACGGCGGCGCGCTTCTGCGGGTCCTCGATCGATGCGAAGACATCGGCAAGCTGCTTGAGCGCTTCAAGCGGCTCCTTCGCATCAATGCCGATCGCTGCGAACTTCGCAGGGTCTTTCGCCATGTTGACCGAGAGCTTATTGACGGCCGCCGCAACGCCTTCAATGTCCGTCCCGGCGCTACTCGCAGCGCCCTTGAGCCCGGCCAGCAGATCGATCGAGACGCCGGTCGACTTGTTGAGGTCGGACAGCGCGTCTTGGGCGTCAATCGAACTGGTGACCAGATTGGAAATCCACGCGACAGACGCGCCGACAGCAAGCCCGGCAAACACGCCCTTGATCGTGTCGCCAACGCCGGCAAACGTGCGCTCCATCTGGCTCGCCGACCGCTCTGCTGCGCGGGTTGCTTGGTTCAGCCCGGCCTCGAATTTGGTCAGGCGCGCTTCGAGGTCAATCGACAGCTTGGCAATGGGCATTAGTCTGGCCTTTGGTGGTCACGAATGATGGTCATCTGGTAGATCAGTCGCTCAATGTCCCGGACGCCTAGAAGATCAGCGATTACCGGGATTGCTGCCCATTCCATCCCGCCGCAGAGATTCCAGGCGCGCACGGCAAGGGCAATGTCGTTTGTCGGTCGAGCGGCTGGCCGGAGCTGATCTGGTAAATCCTGCTGCTCAAGCCAGCCTCTCAGTTTTTTTCGTCGCCCTCGATAAGCCGCCGGTGCGCGTCGTACGCGTCCACCGCCGCCTGCGCGATCGGGCCGAGAAAATCCACCCGGTCCGACAGCCACTCTGCACAAGCGTCTGCGTCAAATGGCACCGGCCCGGCATCGCCACCAGGGTACAGATCGAGGCTGGTCACCCCTTCCCATCCAATGATGTGCGGCATGATCGCGCGGGCCGCCGATTTGCCCTGCAGATCGATCATGTCGAGCGTCGTGGGACGCAGGAGAATGAAGATCTTTCCACCGACCGGCACGCGGATCTCGCGCGCCTTGCGGATTTTTTCCGATAGGGCACTCATCAGGAGCTGTAGTACGTGGGCGATCCGTTCATGGTGATCACGGTCTGCGTCGTGACCAGCCCCTGCGCCTGCCCTGCCGGGAGAAGATTGCCGCCAACGTAGCCATTGAACGCCATGATCTGGCCACCCGTCCCAAACGTGAACTTGAAGGCGCGTTTGGCCTGGCCGTCGCTGGCCAGCTTGATCGCCAGAAGGCCGGCGTCGGCGACGTCCCAGATGTTGTCGAAGGAAAACGATGCCGGATTCGGCAAGCCAGGCATTTGCGACTTGGCGTTACCGTGGATCGTCGTCGTGTCGATGAAATCGAAATCTCCACCCGACGAGCTGATGCTGGTGGCGGTGGTGATCGAAGTACCGAAGGTGATCTTGTTGGCCGTGCCGCTGCTGAAGGTGTCGAACAGCGTGGTGTCGACGCCTTCGAGGGTGAAGTTCGCGCCGGACGCCGATTTGACGCGCGCCACGCGGTCGTTTAGCTGAAACATTCCTTGAACCGTCAGGGAGACGAAATCGCCGTTTACCAGGGTGTTCGTGGCGGTGACAACGCCTTCCGCCGCCTTGCTGATACCGGTGATCGTGATGTCGGCCGCGAGTGCGCTTTGCATGGCAACAGCGACATTGGACCATTTGCGGGCAGTGCTCATTTGTGTGACTCCAAAAAATCGCCGAAGCGGCTGGTTGTGCTGCGGAAAATCAGGTCAGAATGCGTGCCACCATTGGCACTCGATGGTGCAGGCGTAGAGCCCGCACTCTGGGTCATAGCCGCTTGATCGGTCTGCAGACGGATTGCCTGCCGCCGCGACTGCCGCGTCAATCTGGTCGGCAACCGCATCCGCTGCGGTGCGCGTTTCGGCCCAGGCGGTGATGGCAAAGCGGACGTCTTCGGCCACGGTGACGCTGCCAATGGTGGTCACCGGGGATGTGCTCGACCGCTGGTAGACGACTGCCGGTAGCGCAGATCCTTCCGGAATTGCGTCCGGATCAATTCGCGTGCCGACAAGAGCGGTTAGCCCTGCGCGACCGGACAGGGCGGAGTAAAGCTCTGATTCGCTGCTCATGGATTGTCGAACCTCTGAATAGCCGGGACGATTTCGCTCTCGAATACCTCCAGCGCCTGCGGGAGCGCGTTGGCACCGGCCTGCAGGAAATTGCGCGCGGGCATTTTCCGGGTGCCGAACGCGACGAATCGCCAGTAGAACGGATCGGTCGGACTACGGGCGCCGCGCTGCGATGCGCGCTTGACGGTCCGGTACGCGATCCCATTGATGTTGTGCTTGACGTACTTTGTTCCGTCGGCCGGCCTGACGTTGACGAAAACTCCGACATTCCCGGCAGCCTTCGACACGCGCGAAACGCGGACCATCAACCGCCTTTTCAGCAGGCCCTTTGTTCTGTACGGCGTCGACATCTTCAGCACTGGCACGGCCTGCCTTGCAGCAGTTCTGACCACGGCCGCAGCCTTTCGCAGCGCGACCAGCAGCGCTTTCTTGCGCAGCTTGTCTGGCAGCCCGCTTAGCTCCGCTTTGAGCCTGTCCAGCCCTTCTACCGCGGCAGTAATTCCATCCCCGTTCCGGCTAACGGCCATTTCTCACTCCATTCACAGCGAGGATTTCAGTCGTCTGGCGCCCTGCTCCAACGTCGAGGATTTGCACGATGTCGTATGGCTCGCCGTTCCACAGCACGCGCATTTCGCGCGTCAGGCCGGCCCGGTAGCGAAGGCGAAATCGAACATCCGCAGCGTACTGCGTAGATTGCGCCGCGAAAAACTCACGCCCTTTCAGCGGCCACACCTCAGCCCACAGGCAATGGTCGTCGGTGTCCGTGACCACATCCGCCCAGGTAACAATCTCCTCGCCTATGTCATTTTTAGCGACAGACTTGGATTGCAGCTTGATGCGCTCGCGCGCCCTGCCTGCCGGGAATTGATCTTTTAGCATCAGGATGCGGCCCAGAATCGCTCAGAGTCCAGCAGGCGATCGAGGTACGGCAGCGTCTGCACCGACTGCGCATCAAGCGCGCTTGGATTGTCGAGCGCCTGGCACACATGCGCGGTGATCCACATCCGGATGTTGCTAGGCACGTCGGCAGCAGCCGGGCCGTAGCCAACCGTGAAGCGGACGCGAACGGCATTCGGAACATCCTGAGTCGCCGGCCACGACTGCCCTGGCTTGAGCAATGCTCTGCTCGGCATGCTGTCGGCGTCGAGCTGGTAGACGTCAACGGACAGTGTTTGCTCTGCTCCCTCGCCATCGAGGTGCTTGATACTGGTGATCGACAGCGCATCCGGTAACGTCAGATCGATGTGCGATGGCGGGAACGCGTCGAGCACAAGCTCCACGGTCTGCGTGACAAAGCGCCGCCCGGTCTCATGCTCTGCCGTGACGCGGAAGGCTGGGATGAGTGCGGCTATCTGCGCATCGAGAGAGGTATCGTCAATGCGTGCCGCCGCCTTGACGTCTGCGGACGATACCGGCTCGACGGCTGGCTGGGTAATCTGGATCGTCGGCATTGTCGCGGTTAAAGGTTTTGCCCGGTAGTGAAAATTGCGTCCATTTCCGCCAGGCTGGCCGCGTTCGTCTTGGCGCCGATGATGCCGAGTCGAAGCTGGTTGATATGCGGATCGGGGCGCGCGTAGGTCAGTCCATAGGTCCAGTAGATACGCTGCACTGGCGTGCCGTTGGCCCGTTTATCGGCTACCCATGCCTCTATCGCAACCAGCAACGGCTGGCCTCCGACTAGGAATGCCGCCTGGTAGAGCTGGAACGTGTTGAGCGTGATTGCAGCCGCTGGAATCGGGTCAGGAACGTCCACGCCGGTGGCGACTGTAACCGTCTCGCGCGTGCACGTGATCTCCTTTTTGCCGTCGACTGGCGGGATGGCGTAGGCCGCTGCGCGGCCCGCTACGGTGTTTGGAAAGGTGGTTATCATGGTTGGTTGTATCCAAAAAACAAGGCGTTTTGAACGGCCACATAGTCACCTGCCGCGTTTGCGGATACGGTGATGTAGACGGGCTGATCAACGGAAAGGTCAACGTTGGTTAAATATACAGATGCCGATCCAAGCTGTGTTCCGTCTCGCGACTGGAATCCTCGCTGTTTAGATTCATTTCCCAGATTGCTGAAAGAGAACGAGTGCACTCCGCTGGCCACTGATGTTCCACTACCGTGACTGATCAATGACGATCCAATATTCAGACGAGCATACTTAACCGCTGCGGTTGTTCCACCATGCAGAATCAGCCGGGCTTCTCCACGGCCATTTTTCCCAAGCAATCCCCCGGGAATAGTGCCGCGACAGACCTCGACAAATGCGGAGACAAAAGCCCCGGCATTCACTGATTCGCTGGCCACGGTTTGCGATGTCGGATTGGAAAAAGTGAATGCGTCTGCAGATGTGCGGGAGAAATCCAGATACCATCCGGCAGGAATGGAAGCGCTACCCGGATACCATACGCGCCATCCATCAAATACGGTTGCGGGGATTCCGTGCGCCGTTGCGGACACGGTAACCACATTTCCGGACTGTGATGCGGTCGTACTGGTGACGAGCGACGGCATGATGGACGGCACAAGACCAAGAGATAGAGGAACGCAGATATCCGAGTGCTGCGACAAATGCGAGTCAAGGCCGTCTTGATCCGCTCCAAAATCGGTCGATGACAAAACGAACTTGCCCGATGCGATGAGCAATTGCGCGTTCGCCTCGGTTACAAATCCGGATTGATTGCGGCGCCACGAGGTCTGCTTGCCGGTGATGCCGACCTCGCAAAACGGGCCATCGTCGGCGATGTATTTGACGCGCTTGTCTGCCATTGCTGAGTCCTTTTTCGGGATGTGAAAAAGACACCCTGCTAAGAGGGCGTCTGTTGTCTACTCGCTTCGATCAGGACGCGGCGATCTTGAGCAGCTTGATTGCCTGCGTGTTCCGCAATTTGCCGCCGGTACGCTTCCGAACGTAGAACTTGACGTAGCCTGGCGTGGTGATCTCGTCGCGGGTGATGCGCATTCCGATCCGATCGACGATCAGGTAACCCTCGCGGAAGTCGCCGAATGCCAGCGGGAATGCGCCGGCGCCAACAGCAGGCATGTCTTCGGCCTCGGTGATCGGGTAGCCGAAGAAAGTCGACGGCTGGCCGGCCGCAGTTGGCCCGGCCCACATGTAGGCATTGGTGGTTGCCTCCTTGTACTTGCGCAACGCCGACAGCACGAGTTTGTTCGTGACCCATTGCGCATTGTTGCGATACCTGGCGCGCAGGGAGTAAATCAGGTCGATGAACGTGTCGAGGCTGGTGGGCATCGCCGCCGCCTGGCCGCTGGCGACATACTGCAGGGTGCCGAACGCGCGCGAGGCGTCGACGGTCGTCACCGGAGTCGGTCCGGCAAGGAAACCGGTTGGCTTCTTGGTGCCGTTGCCAGAGACGTAGGCGGCGCCTTCGCCGGCAGCCAGCGTTTCTGCTACGCTCATGGTCAGCCAGTTCTCGACGTTGAAGAACAGGTCATCAAGCGACTCTTCCGATGCCTGCGGCTTGGCCGATGCCATGCCGAACGTCGGCGCAACTTCAGCGAGGTCCGAGGTATTGGTCTGGTTGCGGGTATCCGTTTCGCCAAGCCACTCGAAACCGGCACCGTTGATGTCGAAAAGCTCCTTGTAATCGCTGGTGCCAACCATGCGAACAGTCGAAATCTGGCGAATCGGAGAGATGTCGACCGACAGGCGCGCAATGGTTTGCTCGATCTGCTCCGGGAGCGCAAATCCACCAGCGGCACCGGTGAGCGTGGCAACGGCGCTCGCCTTGGTCTCGCGGTCCTTGGCCTGCAGCGCCTTGTGCGCCAGCTGCACCGCGTTCTTGCGCTCGCTGTCGGAGGGGCTGCGCATCCAGGAGATGACCGCATTCTTGTAGTCGACCGATTCGCGCGACTCGACGGAGTTTTCATGGCCACCATGGGCGTTCGGCCGGGCGAGCTTGGTCTCGAGGCGTTCGAGGCGAGTCTTGGATTCGGTGAGCGCGTCGATGTGCTCATCCATCCTGGCCAGCTTCGCGTCGAGCGATTCGGTCGAACAGCCTTTCTTGATGGCTTCGATGCGGGCATCGTTGGTCTTCTTGTACTCGTCGAAGGCAACGGAGATCTTGTCGATGGCGTCGGCAACGTTCCTGATGCTCGCGTCGTCCTTCTTTTCGTAGCACGCGGCAAGGATCACGCAAACGGCCAGCTTGGCGCGGAAGGCCGCAAAGTTCTTTTGCATCGGATTCATTTTTCAGTCCTTTCTCAGGGATTCGAGGAGCCGGTTGGCGGCTTGGAGTGCGATGGCGGTAGATTTCGCAGCGTCTCGCCGGTCTTCTCCCATGCGCATGACGCGCGACACATAGGCCGTCGCGTCGGACTTGCTGAATCCGGCATCGCGCAGGATTCTTTCGGCTTCTTTCGGGGCGCGAATTTCGTCCGCGCTCTTGATGTTGGTGACGCGCGCTTTCCCGTTGGCCGGGAAGGTGACTAGGGAGACCTCCCACAGATCAACCGCGGTGAGAGTGCGTATTTCGGTCTCGGTGTCGTACTCGTAGGCCTTGGTCACGTAGCCGACAGAGAGCCCGCTGATGGCGCCCGCCTTGAGGAGGGCATACGCTTCCTTGCCGCAATTGGTATCGAGGCAGAGCTTTCCATTGACGCGCAGGCCCTTGGCGTCTTCGGCCATTTCGGACCAGACGCCGATCGGGTCGTCACTGTCGTGCTGCCAGAGCATCGCCGGCATAGTTCCCTCGGCCTTGTGCTCGGCGATGGTTGCGGCGAATGCGCCCGACACGATTACGTCGTCCCAGGTGTCGACCACGCCGAACACCGAGGCGTAGCCTTCGATGGTGCCGTCTTCACCAACGGCCTTGATCTGCAGCGGACAGGTACGGGTGGCTCTGTCCATCTGGCTCGATTTGCGTTCCGGCGATTGCATCGGTCTGGCGGATGTTCTGGCGGGAATGGTTGGCGACTTCATGGCCTGCTTTTCAAGCGGTTGCCTGTGCGGCATCGGTGGGATCTGCATTCGGTTGTCCTTGGGTCATGTTCATGGGAGTCAGCGGCTCATCGAGGCCCGGGAGCGGGTCTTTGCCTTCTTCGTCGCGGATTTCGTTGCGCGTGTAGATGCCCATTTCAGCCATGGTGCGCGCCCAGATCGAGCGGTCACGCATGGCTCCGGCCATCAGGTAGCGCACGTCGAATTCGCAGTACAGCGGGCCAGCGCCATCGAGCAGCATTTCGTCGATGCGCTGCTCCCAGGCGCGATGCCAGGGAGCCAGGGTATGCTTGACGTGCGCGGCAAAGAAGGCTTCGCTGCTGGCGAAGGTGGCCGATTTGTCGGAATGACCGACCATGATCGGGAAGACGCCGTAGGCGCGGCAAATCTCTTCAATCTGCAGGCGGCGCGTTTCGACGTGCTGCGCATCTACGCCAGAAATGGACGTATTCAGCCACTTGGCGTTGCGATCGAGCACCAGCGGCGTGCCGGCGTTTTCCGGGCCGGATTTGCGCTTCAGGAAGGAGGCTAGCCGCTCGTGCTGCTCCTGGTTCAGGGTTCCTTCGACGGAATACGTGCCGCTCGGCCGCAACCCGTTGGCGTGCATGGATGCCTGGCTGCGTTCGGTGGCGATGGCCAGGCCAACGGCGGATTTTGCGAGCACGACGGCATTCATGCTGCCGATCCAGTCCCATTGCACGCCGTTGAGGATGAATACGTCGTCGCTGGAGAAGTCGCCGATCATTCCGAAATCGTCCCAGCATCGATAGCGGAGTTCGTACCGACTGATCTTTCGCACGTCCCATCTGCCCGGCATGACGGGAATCAGCTCACGCACCCGCCGGTTATCGCCGCGTACCTTGATGGACAGGCCAGAACCGGTGAGAGCGGCATGCAGGGTCATCTGCCGGCGCCATTCGAAGGAGGTTTGCCATTCGTTCGGGCGGGCCGACAGAAGGCGCCATTCGGGGATGTTGTCGGCTCGTTCGCGGCGACCCTCCTTGGTCTCGCGGAATACTCCGAGTTTTGGCGTGGCGCAACCGTCAGCAATGACCTTGACGCAGGCGAGTACGGTAGCTACCTGAAGAGCAGTTTTTTCGGTCACCGTGACGCCGGCGATCGTCGAGTTTCCTGCGCCATCGATCAGCGAGGCGATCTGATCGTAGGTCAGCTCGGTGGCCTTGCGCGAGAAGAATCGTTGGAAGAATTTCACGCGGCTTCCTGTTCCCAAAATGAGGCTTCTTCTTCGCGGGGCGCCGTGGCGCGGGACATCGCGATGATGGTGGCGACCGCCGCATCGATCTTATTGGCAAAGCGCTGCTTGCGCGGGAAGAGGTTGTCGTTGTTGTCGGCCTTGCACTCGACATTGCTGAGCTGCCAGATGTAGGCCGGGTTGGCGTCGTGCTGGAAGCGTCCGTCATCGACAAGCGCTTGCATCTCTTTCATGGGCTGACTGAGGTAGCGCGTTTGCTGTGGGATGTCGACGACGGTGAATCCCTGAGTGGCAAGGTTGGCGCCCAGCTGCTGACCGCCCCAGGGGTCCTTGGCAATTTCGAGGATGTGGACGCTATCGGCCGATTCCAGCACGTCTTTTTCGATCTGCGACAGGTCGATCATGTTGCCTGGCGTGACGATGAGGTGACCGGTGATCCACCAGGATCGGTAATGGGCGTTTTCTGGCTTATCGACGGCGGATTCCGGAACGTAGTTGCGGGAAAATGCGCAGTAGTGGCGTTTTCCCTGCTTCTCTTTCCAACACAGCCAGACGGCACTGGCGATGTCCTGCGTGCTGGCCAGGTCTAGTCCAACGATGCAGCCGTCCCACTTCTCGCCCCGGATCGTCCGCGCGGAATCGCCGGCACTCTGCAGGTTGTACAGGTTGAGCCATGGACTGGCGGCGGCTACCCACACGTTCAGGTGTTTGGTCTTGAACGTGGCTTGCTTGCGTGGATCAGCGATGGCGTCGCGCTGCTGAAGCTTGAGGAAGTCGGGGTCGATGGAAACGCCGTAGTTCGGGTTGGCCTTTCGCAAGGTTGTTTCGCTGGTCCAGTCGTCGGACTCATCGACCCCGAAGATGATGCCAAAGCGCTGATCGTTTTCGATGACCCCTTCGAGAATCTTCTGTAGCTCCACCTGGTGGAGATAGCAGGGTCCGGAAATGTTTGACCCGGCGGTGGTGATTACGCCAATCAGCGGCTGCGAACGGGCGCCCATGCCGGTCTGCATGGTCTCATAGAGGGCCGATGTCTTGTGTTCATGGAACTCGTCGATCAGCGCGCAGGAAGGTGAGGCGCCATCTCCTGGATTGCCGATGACTGGCTCAAACTTGGCGTTTTTTGCCCCGACCGAGAGATTGCTGGCGTTGACGGTCACGCCGAAGGCCTGCAGGTAACGAGGCGTGGCCCTGGCCATCAGGAGCGCTGGCCGGAATACCTCCATGGCCTGGTCCTGCGTGGTCGCTCCGGAATAGACTTCGGCGCCGAACTCGTCGTCGACGGCCAGCATGTAGAGACCGATCCCGGCTGCCAGGGTGGATTTAGCGTTCTTCCTGGGGATGAACAAGTCAGCGACACGAAAGCGGCGCTTTCCAGTCTCTCGATGTGACCAGCCGAAGATGCTCGCCAGAACAAACGTCTGCCACGCCTCGAGCTTTATGAGCTGCCGGCGCGCTGCCCAGTCGCCCTTGATGTGCGGCATGAGTTCCAGAAAACGGCAGATGCGCTCGGCAGGCCGGTATTCCTTTCCGGTGGAGTCGGTGAGCAACGGGTTGAACACGTATGGCCAGGACGGATCGGAGTCGGATCGCTGCAGGTCTTGCAGATGACGACGACAGGCGAGGAAGTGCCACCTGCAAGACACGATTTTCCCGTCGACGACGTCGCTCGCGTACCTGGTCGCGGTGTCGGAAAAGGGCTGGTCTACAGGCTGTTCCATGCGTCTCCTTGTGCCTCTCCGAAGAGATCTCCCTGGCGATTTTCAGAGGCCTTGACTCGCGATCGGGAAGATGGAGACATGCCGAAGCTGGCCAGGTATCGGTCGCAGTCCTGCTGCAGCTTCCCGATCACTCGGAAGAGGGCGGACTCGCGTTGGAAGCCGGTTGGCGTCATCTGGGTGAAGACGGCATCAGCTTCATCATTCCCGCTGTCTTTGGCCATCTTCTGCTTGGCTGCAAAGGCTTTCTCCGCAAGGACCAAGCGACCCCAGGTCTGGCAGTAGATGGAAAGAGCAGCGCGATCGAGGCAGCTGATCAGTCCTACTACCTCGAGTTCGACGGTGATCCTGCGCCATTCCTTGCGGGCGTCAAGCGACAGATGTGCGGGAACATCAGGGATGGCCACTTCCGGCTGTACGCCATCGGACAGATCAAGAGTGCGACGCCCCGGATTCCCCCGCAGCAGCTTGATCACGTTCGATTGTGGCTTTGGTCCTCTTTGTCCCATTTCACAAAAAAAAAGCTGAAAACTTGCGCCCGTAAAAATAGAGCTACCTGACCGGTCCCGAGGCGAATTGGCGGGAAGATTTCAGGGCCCCCTCCTTCGTTGGATTGCTCGCGACGATTCGTCCTGCGTCTTTGCCTGGTGGCATGTGACGCAGATCGACTGCAGGTTGCTTGCTTCCTCGGTCCCACCTTCTGCGCGCGGAATGATGTGGTCCACGTGCTTGGCTGGGCGGTACCGGCCTGCTGTCAGGCATACCTGGCAAAGTCCTTGATCGCGGGCCAGCACCAGCTTCCGAATCCTGTCCCAGTCGGCGCCGTATCCGCGCTCTTGTCGGCTGCCGCGCTTCTGGTCGGCGAATCCCGTCTTGCGGTCTTCTTGATGCGCCTGGCAGTATCCCGATCCATCGCGTACCAGCTTCCCGCAAGCAGCGTGCCGGCAGGGTCTTGGGGCTGCCATCGGCATCATTCACCCCTTCTACCCACTATACGCACCCTGTCAACCCCCTTTAGACAGACGCACACGCATCAGCCCCTCGAACTGCTGCTCAGCCTCCACCAGCAGGTCATACGCACGCCTGACCTCTGCGGCCTCCTCATCCATTCGGCGCTCTCCCGTACCGCCGCAGACCGTGCATTGCCCGGAGCTTTGCCACAGGCCGACGGTACCGGACCCGTCACACCCGTGACACAGCCGATCGTTCCACAGCTCAATGGCCCGCAGCGATGCGGCGGCCGCGCGGGGACCCTCGATGCCTGCCTGCATTAGCCGCGTCGTCAGCACCAGCACCAGCCCCAACAGCCCCACCGTTCCGCCGCCCGACAGATACCGCACGACAGCAAACCCAATCGGGCAACGATGCCCCGCCATCCCCATCGCCAAGGCCGAGTCGTAAGGCCACAGTCCATACGTCAGATTGCCCGATGCCGTCGCCGATACCGCGCCCTCGACCCGCACCAGATCATCCATTGACCGCTTCCCCTTTCTGCCGCAACCGTTCCGCGCGTGCCGCCGACTTCATGCTCGCTTCCGACCCCCGACAGATCAGATTCCAGGCCGTCACCCAGGCCGACAAATCCGCCAGCCACCGCGACCAGCACGCCAGCGCATTCCGATCCTTCGCCTCGATCGCCGCCTTGATCGCCTGCGCGATGTCGCGCTCGTCCTCTTCGGTCCAATCGCCGCTGGATCGCCTGGACTCCGCGACTACCAGCCAATCCGCCCGCATCTTCGCAATCAGTTGATCCACGCTAGCCACTCCTTCCCCGGTACCGGTTGTCTGTCTACGTTCCATACCTTCCACACCTTGCACACGAGGTATGGAACCCTGAAACCCTTGCTGCGCCTTGCTCTTCCATACCTTCCATACCTTCCATACTGGTTTTTACGGCTGCGTGCACGTACAGGTACACACGTGCACGTGTACACACGTGTGCACGCGGGCGAGGAAAACGGTATGGAAGGTATGGAAGGTATGGAACCCCCTTGCTGCGCAAGGCCTGCAGGGTTCCATACCTGCGCCAGAGGTATGGAACAGGTATGGAAAAAAACTGCTCAAAACGGGACATGACGACCTCCCGAGACAGGCTGCGCGAGCTGCGAAGACGAATCCACGGCCGTCGACGTGGCCTCCTTTCGCACGGGAGGCTTGTACCAGAACCGAATCATTCCATTCCTTCGCTCGACCTTCTCGCAGCCAAGCTTGCGCAGAGCGATGCCAACGCGCGTCGTCAAGTCCCGCGTCAGCTTCGACGCATCGAGCTTGAGCCCGTCCATCACCGCATCCGCCACCGAGAAGTCCGCCACCTGCGTCCACACCCAGTCATGCAGCGCATCGATCAAGCTCTCCTGCTGCTCGCGGGCCAGCTGCTCCGGGTCGAACAGCGCTTTCTGCTGCGCAGCATCCGGCCAGAACTTCTCCCCCGCCTCAAAGCGCTGCAGCGCTTCCGCGAACAGCTGCTCGCGAATCGCCGCCAGCGCATCGATGTCGATGTCGCCCACCTCCACCGGCCAGAACCGCCGGCCGCCCGTGGGGTCCTTGTTCCACTCCCATTCGTTCGTCGTCCCGATGAACACGCACTGCCGGGACAGCCGAATTTCCCGCCGTCCATACACCGGCCGGAACTCGTCGAACTGGCGCGACAGAAACGACTTCTGCCGGCTCGCTTCCACCCGCGTCACGGAGCCCATCTCCGGGAACTCATAGACCAGCTTGCCCCGCAAGGCCGACATCGAATCCTTATTGTGCAGATCGAGGTCGGTATCTCCAAACCACGGCCCTCCGAGCGTCGCCGCCACCGACGACTTGCGCTTCCCCTGCGATCCTTCGAGCACCAGGCAGTAGTCGAACTTCACCCCCGGCCGCATCACCCGCGCGATCATCCCGATGAAAAACCACTTCGCCACCAGGCGCGCATAGGGCGTATCGGCCACCCCGACGCAATCGCACAGCCAGAACTCCAGCCGGTCCGTCCCGTCCCAGCGCGGCAGGCCCTGCAGCCACATCCGCACCGGGTGATACGCAAACCCCATCGCCAGCGTCTCGACCGCTTCCGCCACCAGCGCCGTAGGCGCCGAGAACCGAAACTTCCGCGTCAGCCACATCCCCGTGCGAGAATCATCCACACCCGTCCACTCGCCGACCTCGCCGCCGAAGTACGGCGCCGGTGCCCGCTTCATCGTCCGCGCCGCGAATTCGTCGAACCCCAGCACGCCGGACCACTCCGGAGAATTCAGCAGGATATCGTGCACATTCGACAGGCACGCCGCAATCTCGCCCTTCTGCGTCCGCAACAACGCCAGTCGCCAGTTCGGCGGCGCCTCGCCTTCCCTCTCGGTGCACTCTTCCCCAACCGCTGACCGGTGATCCGCCTTCGCCGCCGGCGCGCTCTCGCCCGCACATACCTCCAGCCGCTCGCGAACCCAGGTCGCCAGGGCCTCGCCAGCCATCCCCTCGGCGATCGCATCGGCCACGTCCCAGCCGCCCGGCTTCTCTCCTGGCGGCGGAATGCGCACCCGCCACAGCTTGCCGCCCAGGCCGGCCAGAATGACCGCAATCCGCTGCATCGCCAGCGATCCAGGCTGCAGGCTCTCCGGCAACAGCTCCCCCGTGTGCTTGTGCGTCTGCGCATCCGCATCCGGCCACAGCACCACCTTGCGGCCGGCCAGTGGCGACCAGTCCGCCTTGTCGACCGCCTTGCTGCCGCCCGGCCACGCCACACTGACCAGATCGGGCAGCGCATCGCGCGCCGCATCGGCGCACTTCTCGCCCTCGACCAGCAGCACCGTCGCCTCGGGCCGTTCCGCCAGGCGATCAAGACCGTACAGCGGGCGCGGCGCAGCGAACGAAATCCAGCGCCAGCCGTGCTTTCCGGAAGTGTCATGCCGGCACCATGTCAGCGGCAACACTTCCTTGCCGCCGTCCGACGTGCGGAATCGGCAGATGTAGCCAAGCAGCCGCCCGCCACCATCGCGATACGCCCACTGCGCTTCCGGCGCCCCGCGCACCACGTGCGCTTTCGGCGGATACTCTGCCTCGTCCGGTACCGGCAGCACCGGCGCCCACAGCGTTCGCCGCGTCGGCGGCTTCGTTTCCGCCGAGGAAGCTGGCGTCTCGGCTTTCGCCGCCGTCGTCTCGGCCTCCGGGCGCTTCGTCTCACCGCGCTTCGTCGGGCGTGCTTGCTCACCGCCAGCCGCCGGCGCGATGCCAAGCTGATCGGCCAGATCGCGCGCTGCCGCGCCCTGATCGCCTGCTGTGAAGAGATAGGCGTACAGCGCTACCAGGTCGCCACCCTTGTCGTCGGTAGCGAAGTCCGCCCAGGAGCCGGTAGTGAGCGACACCGAGAAAGACCCCGGATTGGCATCCGAGCGCATTGGATTGACCGACACCCACTCATGGCCCGAACGCTTGCCCGCCGGCAACCATTGCGAGAGCAGCGACTCGGCGCGATCAAGCGCCGCCGTGGAAATCGCCGAGAAATCGATCACAGGCCGACGCCCGCCTGCTTGATCAGCGCGGCCAGCTGCGGCGCCAGCTTCACCAGCTCGCCCAGGGCCCGGCGTTGCCGGACGTCCGCATCCTCGAGAAATCGCTCGATCAGGTAGTAGATCGGCGTCACGTCCCCTGTCGCCTGAATGAATCGTTCCAGGTCCTCGACTGAGAACCGCCGCGTGTCTTCTGGATTCCCGGCCAGCTTTCGCGACAGCTCCGACAGCGACAGGTCCATGTCCGCCGCAATCGCCTTCATCGGCGCCCGTTGCGTGTGGGCGCATTCCCGCAGGCAGGCCAGCAGCGTCTCGTGCCGCTCCGTCAGTCCGGGCGTGAAGTCGAGCGTCATCTGGCGCGTGCTACCGGAAAGTGCCGTCATGATTGTTTCCGGTAGTTTCCTGTAGCCATTTCCGCTCGGCGGTTCAGAGTGCGGGGTATGAAAACGAACCGATGCGAAGGAGGGATGGCTTGGTCATGCGGCTTCGTTTTCCTGCTGCTCAGCCATCTGATCGGCGTTCGACACCCGATCGAAATAGTCGGCCAGGCGCTGAATCGTGTGCACGCTGGGTTCCTTCACGGCGCCCTGGGCGATCTTGCAGAGCGTCGAGAACGGCACGCCGCTTTCGCGCGCCACCCGACGCTGCGGGATGGTTCTCGCGCGCAGGTGGGTCATCACGTGTTCGTAGAGGGTGGGCGAGGTGTTCATGCGCCACATCCTATAGGCACTTATGGATTTTTGCAATAGCCGCACGTGGCTTTCGTTAAATGAAAGAATCCTGATATGGACATTGCACAGGTGATCGCCAAAAACTTAAGCACGCTGATGGCTGCTGACCCGGAAAGGGACACCTTAATAAAGGTATCCAAAGCCGCAGGGGTTGGATTCGGAACCGTTCGCCGCGCTAAAAATGGGGATGGCAACCTCACGGTTGCAAATCTCGAGTTACTCGCCCATGCGTTCCGCCGCTCGGCGCGCGATCTGCTGCTGGACGATTGCACCGGCTACCCCGCGGCCCCTGACTTGCCGTCCATTGGCGTGACCGAACGCTCGCTACCTTCCGCCATCGTCCCCGAAGATCGGGACATTGCGCGCGTGGTGGACATGATGCGCCGCTTGACCCACGAGGGGAAAGGGCGCGTCGCCGCTTACACGCAGGGCCTCGTTGAGGGCGGCCAGTTCCAACGCAAAGCAAACGGTGTCCGGTGATCGACTTCGCGGAGTACCGCAGCGTCAGGATGCTCCGATGAGCAATCGGCGCGAGGAAGGAAGTCACGGGAAAACATTTGCGCGGGAAAGGTTTAGAATGATCGAGCAGAAATCCCATGTACCCCCCAAACAGACGCCACAACCGTTGCCGCCGCCGCCTCCACCGAAAGGGCTTGCCCATGAAAACTATTGAGCAACTGAGAGGGGATATCCGCTACGCGATCCGGCTGTGCGAGCGCACCGCACGGCTGTACCGCCGCATACAGGCGGCAGGGACGTTTTTTTCACTCGTCGGCGGCAGTGCGGCCGTCAGCGGCGCCGCTGGACAGTTGCCCGCATGGGTTTCCATATCCGGGAGCGCCCTGCTTGCGGTAGCCGGCTCTGCGCTAGTGGCCATTCGACCAGCCGACAAGGCCGCGCAGAACGAATCCGATGTGCGTCGCTATCAGGCGCTGATGGCCAAATCTTTCGGCATGACGTTCGAGCAGCTCGCCCTTGCGCTGGAAGAGGCGCATCAAGGAGACGCCCCGGAAGTCGAACTGCTGCGCAACGTTGCCTACAACGACATGCTGCGCGAGATCAACCGGGAAGACCAGAATATTCCGCTGTCCATGACTGAGCGGATGCTGAGAGCGATTGCGTAGCCATGCCTGATCCTACTATTTTGGCCATCGTCATGGTCATCGTCTATTTCATTCCGGCCGCAAACGGCTATTCGAAGCGCCACCGAAGCCGGGCGATGATTCTGGTTCTCAATCTGTTTCTTGGCTGGACACTAGTGGGTTGGCTGATCGCGCTTGCCTGGTCGGCTGGCAGCGCTCGTGATGATCCTGCCGCACCATCTCCACGAACGCACATCAAGTGCCCCGACTGCGCCGAACTGATCCTCAAGGATGCCAAGGTATGCAAGCACTGCGGTTGCAAGCTATTGCCACAGTCCTGATGATCGTTGCCTGTACGGTCTGGGCAACTGAACGGAGCCACGCTGCCCGCGCAGAATTCCAGCGCGTCACCCCATGCCCGGCCAACGATCAGCGCCGCGGCCCGTGTCCTGGCTACATCGTCGACCACATCATTCCGCTGTGCGCCGGCGGGCCTGATCACCCGGAAAACATGCAGTGGCAGACCGTCGAGAATGCAAAGTCCAAGGACCGGGACGAGCGCCGACAGTGCGCGGGGAAGAAAGCATAAGCTCGATCCTCATCTATCCCAGGAATCCCATGACCGCCCACGAGGCGGTTTTATTTTTCCACAGGAGTCTATCTAGGAATCCTGAAAGCTATACTGCGGTCGAACACAAGACCGTCCACCAGGCGGATCTCGGATCGGGGCAAACATGAAATCGACAGAATTGATGCTGAGCTGCATGGCGTGGCGAGAAGGCGACCAGTGGGTAGCGGTGTGCCTGGACTTCAACCTGGCGGCGCAAGACGATTGCTTTGAAGACGTCAGAGACAGACTGAACGCGCAGATCCACAGCTACCTCATGGATGCTCTCGCTGGCAAGGACCAGACGCATGCTCGCTACCTTCTCCGGCGCCGGGCACCCCTGCGCTACTGGTTGGCGTACTATTTCCTCGCCGCTCGGCACGCGCTGCGCATTCGCACGCCCTGCGCGCGCGAGTACAGCAGCCCGATACCGCTTGTGCCGGCATGAGCCGATGGAAGCGCCCGCTTGATGCTCGCGAAGTCCGCACCATTCTCAGGAACCTCGGGTTCGACTACCGCAACACATCGGGGTCGCACGAACAGTGGATCAAGGCCGGCCCGCCTTTTCGCAAGGTCACACTCGACCCGCCAAAGCATCCGTTCCACCACACGCTGATCAGTTTCATGGCCAGCCAGGCCGGCGTCAGCGTCAAGGAGTTCTACGACGCTTTGACCAGGTAACGCATCCACCGAGACATCACAACCAGCCGCCCCCGAGGCGGTTTTCTTTTGTCCGAAAATAGCCACATATGCCTTGACAAGCTATCCGCTTATGGCTATCGTTCGCCCATCGGTTGCCCCAGTGCATCCCCCTGAACACCCAGCCCCGGCGGCTTCGCATTCCATCGCTCTCCCCGACCGGACACAAGGCCCGCGCCACATGACGAGGACCTGCTGGGGCAGCCGATG